TGTGCATACATCGCAACTGCTCCTTGATCTTTGCGAAAGGCTCTTCCCAACTTCCATATTTTTCCTGTCGGAAGAGTGTGGCGCTATCATAGTAGGGTGTCACATCTCCCGGCAACGCCCACAGGTAATATGACAAAACAGGAACTACAATCCACGTTTCAACCCCCATCGCTGCCGACAAGTGTGCAACGCTGGTGCAGGAACTTATTACCAATTCACATTGGCTGATTGACTTTCTGGTAGTTTGCCAATCATCCAACGGAGCTTGTCTCATCCACTCTGGTTTCAGTTCTGCATCTTTGTCTCGCTGTAAGGAGACACAATCGTACCCCTTTACCGCATCAAACATTAAATCAGCAGGGAAGAACCTGTGCTGTTCATGCTCAAACTTAGGATTGCCACTCCATCTTACTCCTATCCGACCCGGTATTGGGTCAGCAGTACGCTCGATATACGGAATTCCTTTTAAATCTTCATATTCATATCCCAGTGGAACTATCGCAGACATCGAAGGAAGCCAGTAATCGTGGTATGTTCCACACGCTGCATTGTGTTCTACCACTGAGAACTTCTCCGCAAACATTGAAGCTAATTCAGGAGAACAGGAAATCACCACTCGATTTCCTCGTTTCTGTAAATCAAAAGCAAACCGATAACTCTTAATCTGGTCACCAAGTCCACCTTCCAAGTTAAGTAAAACGGTTCCTTCTTCTCCATTCCATATAGGCTGCTTAGAACCTATATGCCTGTTGCCAAATACGTCCTGTAAGCGTCCTTGGTCTAAAAGTTTGTGACCTTCTAGTAATTTACCTTGACGTAATAAATACCAACCACGATTAAATGCTGCACGTTGACAAGTTGGAGTTTCCTTTTCCAGTTGCTGAGCAATCAACCAACCCTTATCAAAATCACCGTGAATACCGGCTTCAAGTTGTTTATCTAATAAACCCATTTTAAGACGACTCTTTAATTGCTAGTTTTGCATTACTTTCCGTTCGCCCCCCGCCTCCAGCACTACTAATAGTTACCCAAGTTGTGTCTGTTCCTACTTGGACAGGAGAAGAAGCTGACAGTTCCGACGTGCCTGTCCCCTGAGTGCCCGTCCAAGAACCACTACCTCCCATGTACCATAATGCTCCAGCAGTTGTTATTCCGTGAATTATATTATAAGCACTGCCACTCCCAAGGTCTGCAAAACCTTTATCTGGCAACTGAACGGGGGAAGAATATGAGGTGGTATTTCCTAATCCTAAGTTGCCATTATCATTTCTCCCTGTTCCATACATTTCTCCACTATTATTTATATAGAAAAAGGTAGGAGATACACATCCTCCACAGTATGTCCAATCTGTTAAAGCACCAACCTGTACAGGAGAGGAGTAACTGGTGTCATTTCCATGTCCTAAAAATCCATATGAACTGGTCCCCCATGACCATAATTTTCCTGTATCTTTTTCAACTCCCATTATTGCATTAGGAGACCCAGCCCCTACTACTGAAAAATTTTTATCCGTAACTTGGGCACCCTCAGCAGCACCCGTTGTCAGATAGGCATTTCCACTTCCCCATATATGCAATGCTCCAGTTGTTTTTAAAGCCCATGAAAAATTATCACCACCACCAATGTAGGGAGACCAATCTGTGTCTGTACCTATTTGCACGGGAGAAGAGTAAGAAGAAGCATGTCCTGCACCGGCATCACCCCATCCCCATAAAGTTCCGTCAGTTTTAGTGGCAGTTGTAGACCCTAAAGTAGTCACTTGTGGACTGACACTTCTCCAATCTGTTAAAGAGCCAACTTGTACAGGGGAAGAATAAGAAGTAGTGTTTCCCTGTCCTAATCCACCATCGGCATTATAGCCCCACATCCATAAAGTACCATCTCCTTTAACTGCTGCTGAAACCTGTTTGCAAGTACCTATTCGACATTGGGTTGCAAAAACATCGGTTACATCTAATTCTCCAAAGAAAGCATCTCCTATTTGAATCGGGGAACATTTATTAACTTTAGTACCATCTCCCAATGCACCAACAGTTTCATTATTTCCCCAAACAAATAACGAATAAGTAGTTAAACCACCAGCACCAGCAGCAGCCATCATTCCTCTTCGTAGATTAGGCATTCAATATTCCTTTACGATGGAGTCTTACTGTCTGCGCTGGAAACCATTCCATGCCAGATCGTGCCGCCGTCTGTGGTGATGAAGACCAAGATATCGATGCCACTGGTAGTTAATGTCGGTGCCGTGCCCCCTGCCCAATCCACTGTTGCTGGCCAGTTCACAGTCTGAGATCCGCCGTTTGTCAGAAACAACGTAAAGCCAGACAGTTCATCACTGGCTGTTGGATTGCTAAAGGTGAAAGTGTTGGCGCTAGTATCCACTGTAGCTACAACATTGTTCCCAAGGGTGAGGTCTATGTCCTGCGTACCACCACCAGTAGAACCAATTGCATTGGTGACTTCACCGTAATCTATCAGATTAATGCGGCCTACCTGATTATCTGCCCCAGCGATAGCAGCAGCCAATGTCTGTATACCGGAAGCTGTGAACGTACCAGTGATGGCAGTATCATCCCCAATCGCAACTGTGCCCGTTCCATTGCCCTGGATCGTGACGCTGCTATTTGTCGTCGATCCTGTTATAGTGTCAGCTTTTAAAGTGCTCATTCCTTAGTTTCCTCTATTACTGGGTAGACCCGCTAAAAAAATTATGTGGCAGAGTTGAAAGCCCCAGCCGGGCTGTCCCCAACTGCAGGAAAAATCCAGTCTGTTCTACTCCCAACTTGTACAGGAGATGATACAGCAATTGCATCATTTCTAGGATTGCCTTCATAGCCGCTGCCCGCCCCCCAACTCCATAGTGTGCCATCCGTTTTCACAGCAATCATGTTATTAACAACAATCTCTACATATTTCCAATCAGTTAAAGAACCTACTTGTACAGGAGAAGAATAATTTGTCGTATTTCCTAAACCCAACATACCATCCCCGTTATTCCCGCAAGTGAACAGTTGCCCAGCGGAATTAATGGCCGCACTAGCACCGCTGCTGCACGCCCACCAAGTCCAATTTGTCGAACTACCAACTTGTACAGGAGAAGAATAATTTGTCGTATTTCCTTGCATTATCCTGCCGGTCGCGCCCCATCCCCAAGTCCAAAGTTCTCCATCATTATTAATAGCTCCGACACCACCACCGTACCCATTAACTATATTCCAATTTGTTGCACTACCCATTTGTACAGGGGAAGACCTAGCTGTTGAAGTACCATCACCTAAATACCCTTCTCCATTATCACCCCATGCCCATAGTGTTCCATCACTTTTAATAACCCATGTTGACTTATTACCACATGAAATTCTTCTCATATTCTCGTAACTTTGTTCGCCATCAGACCAATCAGTTAGAGAACCTATTTGTATAGGAGAAGATATTGCTGTTGTATTTCCATGACCAAGGCATCCATCCTCACTATTACCCCATGACCATAAAGTACCGCCTGTTTTTGCTGCATGAGTAAAATTTCTGCCTCCTCCATCTTCCCCACCAGTAGCTATCATCGCCCAATCCGTAGCACTACCTACTTGTACAGGAGAACTTTTGTCAGTAGTAGTCCCGTCACCCAATGCTCCGGTGCTAGCATTTCCACAGGTAAATAGTTTTTCATCTGTGTCAACTGCACCCGAAGTTCCTAAGCCAGAGGTACCACGACCGCCTGTCCATGTTCTGTATAACTTTCCACCAATTTGTACAGGAGAACATAAAGTAGTTGTATTACCTGTCATCATGCCACCATTATTATTACCACCCCAAGCAAATACATAACTATCAGGAAAAGGGGTATTTGTGGCTCCACCAGCCGCACCAGCAGCACTCATCATCATTGGAAGAATGTTAGGCATTTAATGTTCCTTTATGACGGAGTCTTACTATCTGCACTGGCAACCATGCCGTGCCAAATTGTTCCACCGTCGATGGTGAAAAACACAAGAATATCCACACCGCTAGTAGTAAGTGTGGGTGCGGTTCCTCCGGCCCAATCCACAGAAGCTGGCCAGTTAACTGTTTGGGAACCGCCATTGGTCAACACGAGACTGAACCCACAGAACTCATCAGAAGCTGTGGGATTGCTGAATGTAAAGGTGTTGGCAGAAGTATCTACAGTGGCACTCACACTATTGCCTGAAGCAACATCAATGTCTTGAGTTCCGCCGCCTGTCGATCCAATTGCGTTGGTGACGATGCCATAGTCTTTAAGATTCACACGGCCTACAGTGTAATCTGCCCCTGCAACTGCTGAAGCAAACGCAATCTCTCCAGTCCCAGCGCCACTTATGGTAAGATCTGTATTGGTTGATTTAGCTGTTACAGCGTCAGCTTTGAGTGTACTCATATTATCACCAGTGTACCTTCCACAGTTAGTGTAATTCCCGAACTTACAGTAAGCGGCCCAGTTGCTGAAGCATTCTCGGTGGAAGTAATGGTAGTACTTAAATCAAGAGCAAGCTCATTAATCCTAAAGATGTCCCCAGCCGACGAACCCGTGGTGCCGTTGTCTCCTTTGAAATATCCACCGCCTGCGCCAAGCGTACCCCATGCAGGGCTTGCTCCAGAGTAGCCTTCAAATTCATTAGTAGTGGAATTGTAGCGAAAATCGCCAACTCCAGGTGACCCATCTCGTTGACCTGTAGTTCCTACAGGCATTCTCGCGCTGGAGGTATAACTATGGGTAACTTTAGCACTCATCGTAGACGTTGAAGTAACTGCTAATGTGCTACCAAGCGTAGCCGCTCCATCGAGGGCCGCAGCGCCTGTAACTTCCAGAGTGCCTACCTGTAAATCAGCTAATGCATCCGTTACAATCGCGCCACTTCCTCCCCCATCACAATAGACAATGGCATTCTTACCATTTTGTATTGTGACAGAAGCTCCGCCCCCACTTCCTTGTTTCATAAGTAGCGAATACGGGCCGCTTGATCCAGTATCGGTAGTGGCGTTTTCAAAGATAAACCAAGCCGTAGTGGTATCTGGAGCAATGGTGACCGTGCAGTTCTGAGCTAACGATCCCGTAAATTTGATAACCCGGAACATACCATCTTGAAGATTTTCCGTCCCAGTTCCGGGAGAAGCCTCTCGAACAGTAAGGGTCGCTGTTGAAGCATCTGATAAAGCAACCGCCTTATATGCAGCAATCCGATCTAAAATATCAAAGTTAAAGTTAGTAGTATCACCCCAAGCGCCGGTTTGATCCCCAGCAGCCATCTCTTCGATGCCGAAATTTGTAGTATATGATGAAGCCATGTCTTTACCTTATGCCGCTATTTGAACCCAGTTAGCGTCTTGTGTCGTGTCAATCACACTCCATACATTTGGCGTTGCTACAAGTCCTTGTGCCTCAACTCCCGTAACAACAAACGAAACACCCTTTCCAATATCCCCTATTGCCCCAACCGCTTCAACACCAGTAACCCCAAAAATAAGCTCGGTGACTACAGATTCAGAGCCTAAAGCACCAGCCGCTTCAACCCCTGTAGCCGTGATAACAGCGTTGGTTACTACCGTAACAGTGCCAATAGAATTGGCAATCTCAAGCCCTGTAACTTCCTCTGTTGTATCAACAACAATGGAAACAGAACTTAACGCTCCAGCCGCTTCTACCCCCGTAACCGCTAATGGGGCTGGTTGGCTCCAAGGGCCGCTACTCCAGGTTTCTCGGCTCCAACCGTATAAAAGGGCCACTTTGGACCTCTTAGGCTATGCGAATAATCGCGTTGTTGGCGTCATTCGCAGGATACTGGATCGTAAAATCCCCTGCACTCGATGATTTATCTCCACCAAAGTCCAAGACACAAACACTGGGATAGGCCGCATGATTGACCGTTGCGCCCGTTCCCGCTGTATTCAGGGTAGAATTGTAAATTACCGCGCACCTTGCGCCTGTAATCGTGGAAGTACTCCAGGTAGTGTCTGCAAAATCCAGAAAAGCCGTTGGAACAGAGGAACTATTGTCGGAAAGACCTAAAGTAACACTACCAAGGGCCGCACCACCCGCTGAATAGGCCGTCCCGCTTACTTCATTCGTCGCCGTGTACGCTGTCAGATCCTCGTTGGCATCGGTACGACTTGAGGTAAACATCGCAATTTTGAAGGTGTCTGCTGAAATACCAGAAGACCCTGTCCTAGTATGATCCAGCCAAAAATGGATACCCACAGTGATTTCTTGTTTGTAAGTACCGCACATGGCCTGATTAATAGCCATTTCACAATCTCCTTATCATCTCGGCCATGTCTTCATGCCCTTGCTTCTGAAGTAAAGCCCAAATAGTGGTTCGTTCACTTTGCGCCATTTGCTTTAGGTAGTAGAGTATTACATCCCTAACATTATTTCTATATGCAACTGCCTGATCCCGTATAGGAGGCGGGGCCTTTTCGTTGATAATCATAATCTTGTTCATAGCCATATCAGCCATTGTTTCCGGGCTGTGACCACCATTATTTGAGGTAAATACTTTAACTGTCCCCAAATCTCCTTTACCGTTCGCTTGAAGCATTATTGTACTGGTTGCCTCACTCTATCATAACGATATTCTTCAGTTGTTTGCTGGCCTTCTCCTAGCCTCTTCAGGCCCTGTAAAGATTCAAAATAACGGTTATTGTAAAAGGTTAGTAAATCAGTCTCTCCTTTCATAAAGGTATACGCCTCTACTAAAGAAGCATAAAGAAGAGCTAGTTCAGCATTATCTCCTAGCCAACTGGTCCCATCGGCAGTTGCCGAAATGGAAGTAGGGCGAAAGAAATAATGCAACTCCATAGTCAAAGCATCATTTGGAGTAGGCGCTAATAAAAAAGTAGTGTCGTTCCAATCCCCATAATAAAGAGGAATTCCTGTAGTGGAAGGATCAGGAGTAAAATCCTGCAAGAAAGTTATATGCTTATACAGTAGAAACTCATTACTGGAACTATTTACGACACTCAAGGAAAAAGGAGCCAAAAAATCACTTGGTTTTGACAAAAACTTTTGCGAAGCAGTCGTAGTTCCTTGGGAGTTTTGCCTAAAAACGTCTAACTGCACCTCTTTCAAAATACGTTCTTCCGCATTCAAAATAAACCTTGTCAAATTATTGACAAAAGTAGTCTCAGAATTATCTGTATAATCCTGAATTGCAGTTTTGAGTGTTGCAAATGTAAAAGCCATATTAAGGACTCACTGTTATGGGGCCAGCGGAAGCTTCTCCGCCCCCACCTTTTTTAGCAACTCCAGATACCTCTGAAGAACCACTATCACTAACATCAAAAGTGTAAAAATCAGAATCTACTTTAGTTACAGAATACCCGGCTGCTGCTTCTATGACAGCAGACGTAAACCCATTTGATCCATCTGCCGCCCTACCAAAATCTGCTACCTTCCTAAATCTTACTGTATCACCAGTAGAGCGATTGTGACCGGGACTAAAAACCTTAACCACACTGGACCCGGATGCGCCAGAAATAAAAGCATTAAACGGAAGAAGAACCGTTACTGCTGGTTCAGTTCGATCTGGTCGAGCATTCCGCAGAGCTTGTGGATCAGCCATAAATTTTGGGATATCTAACTGAGGTTGTTTCGATTCCCACTCATCATTTCCTACCAGGAAACCAGTCCACTCTTTTTTCATATTTTTTA